TGCGAGCTTTCCTGTCTTGGTTCTTGCCTTAACGTAAAAATCGGGAAAATAACGGTGAATACGATTATCCACGGGACTACGATAAGGAATAATAATTTCTTCACTTCCCCACTCCAAAATGTTTTCATTCTTGTCACAGTATAGCATAAACTTTTTTTCCCACAAAGACCTATAAATAATGTTAGTAGGATCCCCTTTATACTTTTTGTAATTAATTGGTTTAAATTTTCCAGAATAAGACATGGCTACAGCTCGATATATGTACCCAATGGTTCCACCCAAAGGACCTCTGAACAATGATGAAGACATCACTGCAGGGAGACAGTGGCCAGCTAAAAATATAGATTATTTAAAATTAACTATATACGACCCTGAGAAAGGTGGTAACCCATACACATACATTGGTAATAGTTCGGGTTCTATAGTAGAAGGGAATAGTACCTTTGGTCAGTTTGGTGGTGGATCAGCAAACGAAGATGCTATTCATGGAAGTATTTATCTCCATATGCCCCATCAATTAAATGAGAACTATCAGGTAAGATATAATAAAGCAACTTTAGGACCATTCGGTGATGCTCTAACTCAAACTATTGATAAAGTATCAGGTGGTGGTAGCACTTTAGATTCTATTACAACTGCGTTACAAGGTGGTGCTAACACTGCTGCACCTCAAGCAATATTTAATGCTATCGGTGGTTCATTTAGTAATTTAAACCAAGCACTTGGTACAGACGGAAATGTCAGTAGAGACCAATTAACAGGGTTAACTAAACAAAGAGTTTTTAACCCATACGAAGAAACAGTATTTGAGGGAACTAACTACCGTAGTCATAGTTTTGAGTTTGACATGGTACCTAGAAACCCACAAGAAGTTGTACAAATAAGAAATATCATATCAATGTTGAGAGATTCCATGCTACCTGGTATGGACGGTACTACTAACTCATGGTTAACTATTCCTAGATTCTTTAAAGCATCTATGGTGAGATATAGTCCACCTGTATCAGGAGGTAATATTATTGATGGTGAAGAAACTCTTAAAGAACCTGCAATGTTATCATATATTATGCAATTCCCTGTAAAAATGGTTCTTACAGGAATGGAAGTAAATCTAACTCCTATGGGTTCACATACGAGTTTAAGGGATATGACCAAAGGTGGTGACGCAAATTCAGATCAAGGTCCTGCTGCATATAAGATGAGTCTAAACTTTGATGAAACTGCATTCATCACAAGAAATCTACTTGCAGGTGGTACTGGTTACAAATCAGACTGGGATGGAGTTGGTGAACAATCTGATATGGATCAATTACTAACTCAATTTAATACAGACAACCCTAAACCAGAGGATGACGCTAATTCGGATGGTAACACATAATGGCATATTTTAGATCCCTACCTAACGTAAAAGTTAGAATAAAAAGCACTAGGAACAATAACGTAGAACCATACGTTGTTGCTAAGAATATCTTTAGAAGAATTAAACTTGTAGATAGTATACAAGGTAATGTATTAGGATTTGAGCAATATACCATTGGTAATGACGTAAAACCCTACCAAGTTGCTCAAAGTGTATATGGTAATTCCCAATATGACTGGATTATCATGTTATGCAATAATATAACAAATTGCTATAAAGAGTGGCCAATGTCAGAACATGAGTTATACACATATGTCGAAAAGAAGTATAATGGTGCTGTAACCATGGTTCACCATTATGAGACAAATGAGGTAAAATCCGATAAAGGTGAAACTATCCTCCAAAAGGGACTACAGGTAAATGGCGAATTTCGCTATTATAACTCAGATGGCACTATAGTCCCAAATGTCACATATCCTGTTTCTAACTTCGAATACGAAAGAGACCAAAATGAGAGAAAAGCGAATATTTGGTTATTACGCAAAGGATACGTTGCTGACTTTATTACAGAATATCGCAATTTAGTCAAATATGCTCCAAATGACGAAGTTGGCGATGATGACATTAAGATGACATGGAAAGCAGTGGAAGAAGTCTTTAATACTAGAAAAGACACATATACTACTCGTTACGGTGCAATACCATCTATCGAGTTTGCTTCTTCACAAGAATTGGTCAATAGAACCGTTACTATCGAAACTACAGAATCTGGTGCACAGGTCAGAACAGTAGATACTGCAAATACTGGTCAGAACAGTAGTGGAGTTACAGCAGGTACTACTGATTCATCATCAACTCAATCAGGTAGTTCGTACTAGGTATTAATACTTAAGCGACCCTACAGACAAAAAAATACCCCGAATTTTTTATCGGGGTTTTTTAGTTTCTAAAGGCGAATTATATATCACCCTCCGTCTATATCACATCCAATGGTAGCACCAGTCACCACACCGAGTGGTATTGCCCACCATCTTCCGTCTCCTCTTGATAATGCTGCACCTGCTGCACCACCTAAGATACCACCTGCAATCTTACCATCAGAACAATCGTTAGTATCATACTCTATGGTTGTCCGTCTTCTGAATACTTTATCCTCAGAACATGGTACTTCTATGTTCTCTCGCCATGATCTAATATGTCCTGGTCTTTTTGCTGTGCCAGGAGTATACTCTTCTCGGTATTCCTGACGATAACATTTCCTGTCTAAACTATGTCCAGTACTTGATGATTGAGGTGCTTGACTTGTATGTCTTCTGTTCCACAATCTATAACCATTATTATAGTCGTGATGTTGATATGTTGGTCTATTTGTATCCCAATGTCTAGGTTCCATATAGGAACCTGCTGACACTGGACTAGCAAATAATAAACCTGCTAGTAGTAGTTTCATTAGTCCTCCTCTGCTAATCGAGAGAAATATGCGAGGTCTGGATCCTCGTCTGTCTTTAATGATTCTACCGCACTTCCGAACCCTTTGCTAGGGGTAGGGGTCTCTTCTTTAACTGTCACAGGAAGTTCTAATTCTTCCTCTTCTTCACGAGATACTACTCTCGCTTTTCCTTTACCAAGAACAAGGTTGAGACGCTTCTCAAGATCCTCGTAAGACTTAAAGTTCTTAGGACTTGTGAATTCTACCAAAGAATATTCTTGGTTGTAAATCTCTTCCAGTTTAGCATCATCATAATCACCTAGTGTTGATGAGGAAGCGAACTCAGAACGATCATAGTTCCAGTATCCATCTTGCTTAACTATCTTTAATTTAAAGTCAGCACCCTTCCAGAAATCGAATGGGTTGATGGGTTCTTCATCCTCAAACTGAGGTTTCATTGCTTCTACCAACTTGTCATGGATCTTCTTACCATACTTGTATAAAAAGACACGACCTTCATTCTCTGGGTGTAGTGGGTCTTTGACTACTAAGATGTTACTGAAGTAAGAGAGTTTTCTCTTCTGCTTTCTTGCTACATCTTTATCAGAATCAATACCACTGTTCCATAGTACACGGTTTAGTTCACCGACAGGATCATTTTGACCTAGTGTAGTCAAACTGTTCTCGATGTACCAACCACCAGTTCCTTGGAATGCATGACTCCAGACCTGTGCCCATGGTAACTCCTCTCCTGTAGGTGCAGGAAGGAATCTTATTACAGCGTAACCGTTACCTGCTTTATCGACTTCTGGTTTCCAGAGTCTATCATCAGGACCGTTACCGCCTCCTTTGCTGCTAAGTTTTTCTAGCTCCTTAGTTAGTTTTGCAACTGAACCTGAGGATTTCTTAAGCGATGCAAATGACATTTGTATTCTCCGTATGTTTGTATTTGGCTTGTTTGTACTTTGTTATCGTACCTTATTATTTAGGCTTTGTCAAGTAGTCCCTGTCTCCATGTCAGCAGTTTCTGTTCCATGGCATCCAAGACTGCCATTAGGTTTTGACCACCTGAGTACACGCTACTACAGGCATCGATCTTGTCCTTGATTGCTTTGATATCATTGTCTTCTCCCTCTGCTTCCAACTCAACGTGCTGCTGCATTAGATTGAGTCTAGCATAAAATACTTTCTGTTTAGCTATGAGTTCTAGTGTCTTCTCAATGTGTTCTAACTGTCCGTTCTCATCTAGTGTCTGAAAGTTCTGTGACATTCTTAACAGATCAGTATAAGTCTGCTGAAGATCATCTAACTCCTCTGCTATAACTTCTGACTTAAAAAAATCTTCTGCTGAATTTGTCATAGTGGTAACACTCCTCTCGTAGTTCTCTTTATACAATTAAGTAGTTGTGCGTTTGCTTTAATCTTATCCTTCAGTGGTTTAGAAATGAGTTTGTTTACTACCTCAACCTCAATATCATAGTCATCACATACAGTTGCTACTGCTTCTATGTAGTTTATCAATCCATTTGATTCTGCTACACAGGTCTCAACTAAACCACTAAACTTTGCTTGTGTCATAAAGTTTTCTTCTAGTTCTTTCACGCACCGACCTCCTCTTTCACCCAGTCAGTTAACATACTCATCTTAAACTCTGTGATCCATTCACATAGTGTATCAATGTAAGGTGCCTTGTCGTAACGTTGTTCTACCTGTGTCTGTCCATCTTCTGCTACAGATAAAGTGACAAGTTTATCAACCTCAACACCAGTTCTTTCCCAATACATGTAAGCATATGCTGCTTCCTGTACGAAATACTTTTCCAACCACTCTACTTTCTTAATAGCATTGGTTGTTTTAAAATCTATTATAGCAAGTTCGTTATCAAATTCAGCGATGCAATCAACACGACCAGCCACACCAAGGTCATCGGAATAAAGAGGAGCTTCCAAGAGATGAATATTATCGATCCGATCAAGCACCTCACGAGAAGACCCGAAAAGGAACTGGGGAAGACCTTCGCTTTCTTTAATTTTTTCAGCTTCATTGTTTAAATAATACTCCACTATACTATGGTACTGTGTACCTCGCCATGCAGATTGTCTTCTGATCTTCTCTGCCTTCATGTATCCAATCCTTTGTTCCCACTTCTTGATACCATCTATAGATTGTTTACCAACCACAGTAGTAACAGAAGGATACCACTTACCTGATGGTGACTTATAGAACCTTTGACCCTCAACGTTTTGGGTTTTTAATTCTGCTAGATCACTAGCAGCACCCACATGATTAAATGTTTTCATTAAACAAGTCCTGATTGGATTTTACTGACGAGATATTCTCTGACTAAACCGCTTCTAACGATGTCTTCTATACCAAACTCTATTATATCAAATGATGGCATAGTTTGCAAGATCTTCATGAAATCTAGCACACCAGTCTTCTCATGAGTTTTAATTAAGTCAGACTGGGAGTAGTCTCCAGAGAATATGATCTTACAATCCTGACCTACACGAGTGACAATAGAATCTAATTCATGGAAGTTTAAATTAGAAAACTCATCCACTATTATAATACACCTGTCAAATGTAGTACCTCTAATGAATGATGTAGACCAGAAAGAAATAGTTGCTTGAGTCCTTAGGTTATCATAAAGCATCTCGAAAGATGATTCATCAGGCATCTCAAACATGTACTTCACCATGTTCTTGTATGGTATCTGATACAGGTTACTCTTATCCTCATGGTCACCTGGTAAGAAACCAATCTCTCTAGTAGGTACGAGTGATCGAACCATGTAGATCTTCTCGTAAGGAGAATTTAGATCTAGTATTTGTTCGAGTGCAAGGTATAAACTAATGAATGTCTTACCTGTACCTGCAGCACCATGTAGTACAAGGTTTTTACCTGCCTTGTAAGACTCAAAGACCTTCTTCTGATTGTCCGTTAAAGGCTCAATCGTCTTGAGGTGGTCAATGTTAATAGGTTTTGCTCTTCGGATTTGTTTCGATGACATGGCCGCTATCGGAGTACCACCGTTCTTTCTTTTCCTTGGCATTAAGTATACTGGGATAGGTTTGCTTTAGGGTGTGCGTTCTGTATTTTAGACATCACATCCTTAAATCCATCGGATTGTTTTGGTTTGCCATAGATGGCAGACGTTCCTTGATTGCCAAAGTATCTTTCTAATTCTGGGTGATCCTCTTTATATTTATCCAGAGCAGTCATAGACATAGATACTTCTATGATCTCACCAGTTTCTTTGTTTCTAAAATCGTAGTTGGGCATTAGTCTATCCTCAGACATGGTTGTAGGTCATTCCAATAGTCATCACAATCGCAATCTTCTACAGTAGGACACCACCCCATTGCTTTAGATACTGTGGGGAAGTTACAGATGAAGTGGTCACGACATAGGTTTGCTATGTCCATGTGCTCCTTCTGTGTACCGTTGGCAGTTCTTAATGTTATGTAGTGCATCCAAGAACGTGCACTTCCTGTCATGTATATTCTAGTAGGTGTTGCTAGTGGGAGAACCATTCTCGCACATTCCTTCGCAATCCCCTCACGAATAAGTTCGCTGTATAAATCAATTCCTTCAGCGAAGTACTGCGAGATCCTCCCCTGTAAGAACGCAACTTGTTTTTCATCTAGGTCATCAATAGAGTTTTGTCTGTTCTTTTCATCCTGTCTCCTTAAGTCTGGAACTTCTATGTTACTACCAAGTAGTTCGGTATTAGCATAGCGTTGTGAGAACTCTTGGAAAGTAAATGATCTATGTCTGAGAATTTGTGCACCAATAGCACGAGAAGTATTAATCTCTAGTGTCATGTGTGCTTGCTCAAAGATAGACCAATGTCCATGCTCAATACAATACTCCAACAACTTCTCAACCTTAGGGTTGTCTTGGTTGTTGGGGTTAGATACTCTTGCGATGTATCCTATAGTTTTTTCAGCGTCAGGAGTGACGGAAACGAAACAGACTTTACTCATCTAAGAATTTTAAATAAACAATACAGTGCTAAAGAATAAACATATCCTATAGGTGGTAGTCCAAACAATGCAGGAATACATATGTTCCATGCTCCCCATACTATAAAGGGTGCGAATATTAAACCGAGAGTATTATCAACAAACTTGGAACCTAGTTCCTGATATACTTTGTCATCCTCTGTACCATCTTTAAATCCCTGTTTAAATTGATAGAAAGGACTCTTCACTTCTTCTTCCTTACTTTCTTCTTGCTGTCTCGCTCGACTTCTTGCATAGATCTCCATTGCCTCACGGGAACTCTCCCATCTGCTTGGTGCCATCCTTTTAATCCCTCCTTGTATAGATCCCAATAGTGATCAAAGATACCTACGGTACCATTATGACCTGCTATTACAATATCATGTAAAACCTTATCGTCCTTTACATACTCAACGATGTAAGCACTGACAGGTAGTTCTTTGTTGTTGTCTTTTTCTAAGTTGCAATCTTGCACTAAGACCTTCATGACCTACCGCCCCAGACTATCTCTGGAAATGCTTCTTTCACACATGCTTGTGTGACCTTGTATCTTTTATGTAAATTCTTATTTACTGCTTTGATTACGACCTCTGCTTCATCTTGATGCAGACCTTCTAACAGTTGGATGAACATGGTCTCTCTCTTAATAGGAGTGAGTTTAGAACCACCCTTAAAGAAATGGAATAGTATCCTTGCTTCATGTTCTAGTTTAGAATGCTCAGTACCTGCAGGTGCTTCGTTCTTACGGTAAGGTACGTCCTCACCTAATGGAACCACTGGTACTACTGATTCATCAAAGTTAATAATGAATACAGAGACCAAAGCATCGCTTTTATTCTTACGAAGGATGTTAATCTTCTCCGCTTTAGTCTTCGCATTGTGTGCTTTCTGAAGCACCTCAGATAATAAAAGTTTCATAACTTAATCTTCTTCGTCATCTATTGTATCAGATACATCAGTAAAACGCAAGTATAGTATCTCATCAGGAGATGCTAGTTCGCCATCTGCATCGTACATCTCAGGATGTATGACCTCAGCAGCGTAGTCTGCCTTCTCTTCCCATGTATCAAAAACATGCTTTAGGTTCCATGATACCACAAATCCGAGTAAAAAGGAACCTATTGTTAGGAAGAACGCAAGATAGTAAAAAGAAATCTGATCCATGGTTGTTCCTCCAATTATGTCTGTCATTATTTAGTACGTTTCTTTTTGTTCTTTGCTCCCTTAGGTCTACCTGGTTTTCTGGTCTCATGGTATGACAATGCTTCATCCCTTACCTTCATTAGGTACTTGAGAATTTTCCTAGCATTTGCTTTTGTAACATGACCATATGCTTCCTTTAACATCTTATCACCATGAAGATAACCGTCGAGTTCTTCTATGGTTGACTTGATCTCACCGAAGGGAGATGAATCTAACAACTCAGTAGTTTGCCTACGAGTATACTCATGTCCTTTAAGGTAACCATCCATACTAAAAAGAAACTTACCCTCTAACATTGCTGTGTCTAATGCTTTATCAAGCAATGAGTAAAGCATTTCATTAGCGGGGTCATAGTTTTTCATGTCAAATTAGTTTAGTTTCTCTCAAATATCTAACTGTTTCAGTGCAACCACCCATCTTCTGACCGTTGATCACGACTTGAGGAAAGGTAGCACCTGATCCAAACTCTTGTTTAAATTGTGCTCTGGTGTACTGAACGTTAAGTTGGTACTCTGTGAATCCCCAACCGTTCATATTATACACCTCTTTTATTTTTGTGCAATAGGGGCATCCAGGTCTTGTATATATTACTGTGCCACCAGGTGATTTGCTCATAGTTCTTAAAGGAAATAAAAAAGGGGTGTTCTAGACACCCCTATTTAGTTTGTTATATTCTAACTGTTTTAGAATGTGAACTTAGTTCCGATCTTACCAGAGAAGTCGATGTCGCTATCGTTAGATACACCGTAGATCTCACCATAAAGACCAACCTTTTCAGTGATCTGCTTAGATCCACCAAGGTAACCTGCGATTTCTACATCACCGAAGTCATCAGTTGACTCAGTGTGAGATACAGTAGGTCCTACAGATGCATACCAACCGATTCCACCAGGAGTTTCTCCTTCGTAACCGATTTGTGCTTCTAAAGCACCAGATGTGTATGATCCATCAGGATAAGAACCATTTGCCTCTAGGTTCACATAAGGACCAGCAAAAGCTGCACCAGATACGAGTAGAGGAGTTGCTGCAACTGCAGCGATTGTTGATTTGATATTCATGTTTATTGTAGAGTGTCTCGCAAGCAATAAAAAAACCTGCGGATGTTATTACCCCTCGACATGGGGTTTTTGTTACATCAACGCAGGGTTACGATCTTTCGAGTCCTGTGAAGTTATGTAAAGTTATTTATACAACTGGCACACTAAGATATGTGACAGTTGTAACAATATCAAGATAATAGCACATGGTTAAGAGGATGTCAAGCTTGATACGTTAAAAGCAATGGTGATCCTTTCTTCGTTTGAGGTTTGCTCCTCAACCATGTGTTCAGTATCTGATGGGAAGAAAACCATCGTCCCTTCTTTACCTGCATACTCTACACCACTATCGGTAAAAATGGTAGGGTGTTCATGATTCTTAACATAAATGACACCAGAAACAAAAGCACTATGGATGTGTGGTGGATTGTAGTCTCCTTTGTATGCAAAGTTTGTCCATACATCGTAACCATCAAAGTGACCATCGGATCTGCGTACCTTATAGTCACGATGATGCCCACCATACTGACTAGCAACTATTCTTAGGATCAATGGCAACCAGTATGAATTGTCCACCATCTGAACTGGCACTGCACATTGATAGTTGTTACCACGTTCACCCTCGTTACTAAACCCTGCATTCTCATGTTGCTTGAGTGGTGCTAGAGGATGTTCTTTAATCTTCCTACATGCTTCTGCCATTAACCAAACCTCTCCTACTATTGCAGGAGGTAACGTGACCATAAAGATCTCAGGTCCTATAGTTTCTAGATTAATGTTCACTTCTTACTAAAGATACCTAACCTTATAAGAACGTACATAATAATCACTGTCCAGAATAATGTGTACCACATACTAACTCTTCCTTAAATTTTCTCTAAATTTTTGTGCTTGTTCTTGAGACACCATGTCCTTCTCAAACTCTTCTATCTCTTCATCAGTGGAGATCTGTTCAGTAGGTAGAACAGGTGGTTTCATATCTATTCTATCTAACTCTGCAAAAGCACCACGATAGTACTTCTTGATACGTTTAAGCATCTTCCTACGTCCTGCAGAATCATCGGGGTACTTCTTAAGTACCTTATGTAATGCTGCTAGTTCTCTAGTAGAAGAAAGGAGATCACGGTCTGCCTTAGTCTTCTTCTCTCCAAAACCATCACCCATTAGGTCACCTCATCTATAGTAATTTTAAATTTAATCCTTTCTACTTTGTGTTGACAAAGTACCCAGATGTTTGAGTTCCTATTATGTGACTCCTGATAAAATGCTTCTCTCGGTGTGAAAGTATTATCATCGTCATCATCAGAGGATCTAACTGGAACAACAACCTCGTTAGGGAATGAATAACTTGGATCATCCTTAGGAAAATAAGGTGTCTGTCCAGGCATTGATTGGTATGTACCACCCTTCGGTTGCTCAGGTGGCCATTCTAACTCAAATTGTTGTCCTTGGCAATAGGCAGAACCTGCATTGACCACATCAAATAGTTCTACCACTGCACCCCAGTAGTCTCGGTCACCATCACCACTGTCCTCAGCATATGGCCAGATTGCTATGCGTATCTTACCTGTAGGATCAACATCAGTTGCTGACATGTTAGAACCACTAGCATCTTTACCTAACACATAGTCATGCATAAAACATTGCTTACTATACATTCCACCATAAGCAGATCCAGAAGTACCACCATTCCATGCTCCGATACCTGCTGAATAGAACGCATCGATATCATCAATAGCATCTTGTGCATCACTAGCAGTGGTGACTGCTTCTTGTATGTACCATGATGTCATACCAGATCCAAAGGAATGGTGTGCCCACTTATCTAACTTACCATTAAGGTTACTGGAACCTGATAGTTCGTTAACTGGTTTGACTATCAGTCCTCTACCATGTTCGAACAGTGTATTGTAGTAGCAACCAAGATCATACTGATCCTCCCATGGTCTATAGTGATCAACACGGGTAGAAATAATGTGCCCGTTACGATTTACGATAGTACCTGGTAAGTTTACTGTGTTCTCATACAATGGGTAAGGGCATGGATCTAATCCCATACATCCACCCTGACTGGTTGGATTACCTGAGAAGTATGCGTCTTTAAACTCAGAGTTCTGACCATCAGATGACTCATAGAGTTGACTGTTCCAATTATTATTTGTATTAACCTGTCCGTTATCCCAGACTGTTACCTTAACTGACCAATCATTTGTCTGATGATTCCATAACTGTATAGACATCTTCTTAATAGAAGAACCTATAGGACTGTTAGAATTAACCTCAGTACCTTGGTGACCTACCTCATCACTAGAGATAGCACCCAACTGGAAGGTAACTGGTGTCTCAAACTCCTCTCTAGATGTCTCGAACAGTGCCATAGTCACCTGTACGTTACCAAATGGAGGACCAGTAATAATATCCTCTGCCTTTAGAGTAATAGTATCACCTTCACTTAAAGAGAATGAAGTACCTATATTATATCCTACGTCTGGCCATGTAGCTATCTCATACGTTTCATCTACAACAGAAGTGGATCCATTCTTCTTCAGTGTAAACCTGAAGGTCATACAGTCAGTGTCTGTGTTAGTAATGATAGAACCAAATGCTTTGAGTTGGAAAGTACCTGACCTAAGTGCCTTAATAGTCTGAGTTCTATTGATCTCTATAACATATCCACCAGAGCATGTACCACAATCAATGTTTACACCAGTAGCACCATAGGTAGGATTAGCTGAACCACATTGAGATCTAGTCAGTGCGACATCCATAAACTCACCATCGAATGTTGCAGTAGAACACTCATCCTTAGTCTTGATAGGTATAGTAGTTCTTGGTGGTGCTTCACCTTCATAGAGGTAACACTGCACTCCTTCGTATCTGTATGCAGAACCTGGTGCTAGTACTTCATAGTGTACTTTAAAATCTGTGTAATCATCATCACCATTAAGAAGATCCTCCCACCACTGCCAGTTGTCACCAACCCATCGTGTCTTAGTTCTATTATCAGGATTCATGTATGGATCTGAGAAGAATACCCAATCACTCTGTGCACTACCACCAGATCTCTTCCATCCAGAACCAGATGCAGTGAACGTAGGACTATCATTGTCACTCACACCATAATTGTTACCATTAGGTATGAGATAGAATCCCATCTGTTTGTTTGGATATTGTTTCAGCACAGTCAGTGGTATCTCAAACTGTCCGTAAGCATTATTCACATTAACATTAGCCTTGATAGTCTTAGTCCAGTATATTTCAGTGGCATTTTCATTAGCAATGTACACACCCCATGAGTTTTGATACGCTGCACTGGGTTTGACCATCTTATAACTGACAATCCATGATGTCTTAGGGTTGTTAGGTAATCTATAAGTTAATCTCTGACCATACACAGGTGGTTGCTCAATATCCATCTGCTGTAATGAATACATGTGATCGTTCAGTGTTGCAACTGAACTAGGAGCATAGTATCTGTGCAATTCTCTAATAGATTCTCTTTCTCCTACATATGGAATCGCATCCTCTTTATTTCTGAAAACATATCCAAGTATCTCTCCTTGAGTCATACCTTGTGCGTCCATGGTTGCACGTTCACCTGCACCAGTAGTATCAGGTGAACCTGGATTGGTAGTCAGGAATGTATCAACGTTGGTTGGTGAGTAGAATCTATACAAAGGTATAGACCCTCTTGCTTTTCTATCCAAGATATAGAAAGAAGGATCAGCATTAACTAAACTATACCCTGCAGGTGCTATTGCTTCTCTACCATAGCGAGTATCTTGACCTGAACCTGGTCCTTCTATAATAGTTACCTTAACATTAACAGTACCTTTACCACCATTCCATGAATGATTCCATGTAGTACCGACAGCTGGCATGGTACCAGTGAATGATTCTACCCACCATCTACTATCATACTCACCACCATCATTGATCGGTGTGACCTTGACTGTTATTGTCAGTCCATTAGCAGTAAAAGTTTGTGTCTGTGTAGCTGTACTATTAAACACAGCGTTACCACCCTCACACCTTACCTTCTCTTGGTTCCAGTTACCTGATGTATCTGTAGTACATAGTCTCTTATTATGGAAACCATTACCGAAAGGCATGATCTGTACATTACCTGGTGCATCACCCTTCTTGTACTCATAGATAGGAACTCTTTGTGGGAAGCAATTCTTCACACATATCTCACCACTGTCTGAGTTCTGTCCTCTAAAGTATTGTGTATCACAATCAGCAGCAGGTGCTCTCCATGTACCTGAGACATATGGTTTAAAGATACAATCGATAGCATCCTTAACACACTCACCCCACTCTTGATCTCCTGGATCATCTCCTAGATCACAATATAATTCTTCACCTGTAAGTATGACAACATATATGTTCACCTTCATTGGATCTTCAGACTTACGAACAGTCTTCTCTGCTAGACCCAAGATTACTCTGTCACAATCGCTACCCCTACCAACAAAAGGACCATCTGGTTTCCATGGTACTGGTAGATCCCATGTCCAATCGTTAGGGCAGAAAGGAAACTCCAATGAAGGAAATGCTTTCTTAATTGGTTCTAATAATTCACAAGGATCTATAGGACCAACTATAGTTGGATCATCTGGTACATCTGGTGGTACTACTGGTGGTGGAGGTGCTACAGGATAACACCTTGCAACTATTGTTCTTATTACTTCGCCTGGATCCTCCTCTGGTGCAGGGATGGGAGGTCCTTGTGTAGTTCTTGGTATGTCAGGTGTAGTATCTGGTATTAGTACTGGTGTTACAGGACCATAGCAATTACCAACAACTTCTCTTACCTCCTGACCTGGTAGTGTTGGTACTGGTGGTTCGGGTGAACCTTGTGTCTGTTGAGTGTTCTGTCCTGGAATAGCAGAATCAGGTAGCAAAGGAATACCATCCCCTGCTACCCAAACATTATCTCCTGATCCTCCGTAACAGGTATGTCCTTGGACACTCATTACAATTTAGTCTTTCTTTTTATTTATTTGATTCCAATGAGGGTTCTTTTTCTCTTTCCAATCTGCATACATCTGTCCGAATATCATACCCTCGTGCGATTTCATATCTCTACCATCTAATAATTCTATTTGTTGTTTAGACAACTGACCTTCCATCATCTGTTTATACTCTTCTGGAAACCCCTCGATGTGTCTCTTAATATCCATTGGTTTCTGGATGTCATCATGTGTGTCTGCATCATTTAACATTTTAAAAATCCTCCTGAGGAAAAAAATACCCCGATTTTTTTTCGGGGTATTTGGTAATTAAAAAGTGAATTTGGTTTACCCAATGCTAGGAGCAGCAAGTAAAGCAACTTCGGAAGTCTCAGCAGATGCTAAGTCTAATGGGAAGTTGTGTGCATTTCTTTCATGCATAACTTCCATACCTAAGTTTGCTCTGTTTAAAACATCGCCCCATGTTGGAACGACCTTACCGTTTGCATCTACAACTGATTGGTTAAAGTTGAAACCATTCAAGTTGAATGCCATTGTGCAGATACCCATTGAGGTTAACCATACGCATACTACAGGGAAAACTGCTAAGAAGAAGTGAAGACTTCTTGAGTTGTTGAATGAAGCATACTGGAAGATAAGACGACCAAAGTAACCGTGTGCAGCTACTATGTTGTATGTTTCTTCTTCT